GGAGACGATAGAAGACAGCTCCATTTTCCATAATACAATGAAAAAGGATACTACGCCCTGTAATAGCCGAAAGACCAAAAATAATGCAGTCTTCGACTTCTCCATGATGTTTCTTAAGGTCATAAAGATACTCCCTTTTTATTTGAGCATACTCTACAGGAATGTTTGCATTTAAATAAGCCATAATAAATCCTCATTTGATACTACCCCAGTTATCTCCTTCTTCATAATCTACTTTGTTTGGAACTTCAAGTGATACTGTTGACTCCATTATTTCTTTTATTTTTTCTGCTTCTTTTTTATTTTGTACAGATATATCTAATTCATCATGAACTTGTAAATGTGGCAGTATACCCTCAGCATGTAAATCTATCATAGCTTTCTTTGTCATGTCAGCCGCTGATCCTTGTATCAATCTATTCAAAGCTTTGTATGTGTAAGCTCTTTTGATCCCTGGTCCGTGTTCCACGAGCGCATCATCGTGAGGCAATGGCTTGTGAATACCGAACTGATTGGGCTCCCATAAATGAAACCTACACAATCTACCCAGCAACGTACGCACCTTACCTTTACGCTGTGCTCTGCTCATCACAGCATCCATAAGTTGTTTAACAAATGGCACCTTCATATGATATTGTTTAAATAATTCTTCAGCTTGTAATTTGTTTACACCCAGCTCTGCTTGTAATTTGTTTTTACCCATACCATAAAACAAACCAAGATTAATTGTTTTAGCTTGTGTTCTAGGTATAGAAGCCATATCTGCAACAATCTTGTGGAAGTCTGCATCACCTTCTTTGTATGCGTCCACAACATCTTCTACAGAATAAAATCCTTGTAGCGCAGCGTAGTGCACGACTAATCTAGGCTCTTGTTGATTGTAATCAAAACAACCCCACTTACAATTCTCCTCTGGTATAAATAAACTTCTGATCCGTGGTCCAAGATCCTTGTTCCTTGCAGGTATCTGCTGTAGATTTGGATTATTCATACTGAATCTTCCTGTCACCGTACCACCACTGTCACCACGTAGTTGGTTTATCTCTGCATGTATTCTACCTTTGCCAGAATATTTTAGTATTGTATCTAAGAATGTAGTGTGTGCTTTGTTAATCTCTCTTGCTTTTGCAATGGCTTGTACAATTTGATGTGGATGATTAGCTAAAAAGTTTTTTGTAAAACTTGGTGCACCTGTTTTTTCTGTTCTATCATAAGGTAAACCTAATTTATCAAACACCTTAGCTATAGATCTTGCAGCCCATATCTGTACATCTTCTTTTGTTTCAGCATAGATACCACCTAACAATCTATTTTCTTCTTCAACCATGTTTCGTTTTTCTTTAGCAGCTCTCTCTACATCTACACGTACTCCTAAGAATCTCATATCAACAAGAACAGGAAACAGCTTAGTTTCCATTTCAAAAATGTTTCCAATATCTTGATGCATTATTTCTTTTTTAAACTCCTGCCAAAGCTCCAATGTCAGTTGGGCGTCACGCTCTGCGTAAGCTCCAACGTACATAGCTGGTAGCTTATACATCTCTGCTTTAGGGTCTACACCCCAAGACTTTGCAGCTTCGTATAGTTGTGATTCGTCTTTACCTTTACCAAGATAGTCTCTTGATATACCATTTAAATCGTATCTAAATCTATTTTCATCTATTAACGATGCAGCTATCATTGTATCTACAATCGTTCCGTTTATTTTTAAACCCAATGCTCTTAACCAACATACGTCATACATTGCATTGTGAAATATTTTTGTGGCTGGTGTATTGAGTTGATCTTGTAACCATTTTAAAACCATCTTACGATCCATGTTGCCACCACCTTCGTGTGCAATAGGATAGTATGCGCACCAATCGTGTGTTGCTAATGATATACCTACAACATCACCTTCACCTACAACAGAACCAGATCCCATTCTCTTGTTTAAGTTTGGGTCTTTTGTTTCTAAGTCGATAGCAATCTCATCATACTTACCTAGATCAGGAAAGTCTGTTGGTGGTATCCACTCTGTTTGAGGTTTAAATATCGGTATCTGCATCATCACCCTCATGTTTACATTCACCGGCTATTGCCATGTATGCAGCAGCATCGACATAAGTATCTTCAGTTGGCGCACCAAATTTTGTTCTAGCAACTTTTAACAAAGCCATCATCACAGCAGCATCGTGCGCTGTAATCTCTCTGTCTAAATATGCTGACCATAGTTTACCTATGTTTGCATGATTTTGTATTTTGTCACCATAAGTCTTTGCTCTAGGTCCAGCAATTAATTCTTTTGCCAGTTGTAACGCTTGTTCTGTTTTCATATTTTATATCCTTTATAATTATCTTTTGGTCTGATGATATGTAAATGAGTTTTAGTTCTAGTTGCACCAACATAGAACAATCTATTTTCATCATCAGGATTAAGTTCGTAGTTTCTTAATGTGTTTCTTGATAGATCTGTCAGGAGAACTACGTTATCCTGCTCACCACCTTTTACTCCGTGTATCGTTGATAAAATAATACGTGGAGTAGAATTTAATTTCTCACCATTCTCCCTCATCCTTCTTATATATCTTATTTTCTTTTGTGGTGCACTATCAAAAGCTTCATACCAAACTTTATCTGTCTTCAACCACATTCTTTCTTTTAGTCCAGACATTTCATATTGACTGTCCTTGTCCATATATTTTAAAGATTGTTTTTGGAAATGGTTTTCTGACATATAAGCAGCAATCCTAACAAGTTGATCGTAATTTATACTCACACCTTTACGCACATTCTCCCAATCGTTTATAGCTTTGTACAAGTCATGTTCTTTATTTGTTTTAAATTTGTTCTCGTAATACAATCCTTGGGAGTACAACTTCTCTTCTATGTCATTTAACATAAATCTAGTTCTAGCCAGCACTAGCCAATTACCTGTTTTCATGTTAACTTGTTCGAAGTCATCATAATATGAAAGTAAACCTCTTTGCGTTTTTGGTTTCCACTCTTTTGGTAATCT